CTACTTGGTAGCAAAGCGTCTCACCGGCGTCTGCGGGGCCTCCACCCGGTGCGAGCCGCCGCCCACCTTTTCTGTGTCTGGTACTTCGGAGGGGGACAGTGCAGGGTCCTGGGCGTCGAAAGATTCGCAGAAACCTTGTATGTCCTCCTCTGCGGTCCGCACGTTGATGAGCGCGTAGTCACCCGTCGTGCCCTCCGTCGTGAGCTTGCCGTCGTCGGCGTACGTAGGCGCAGTCTCATACCACTGTCCTGCGGGGATAAGGTCGATGCCCTGCCCAAGCTGGTCGCCGTCCTGAGTTTCGACTACGGCTTTTTCCGCATACGGGTCGATGCCCGCGTCCTGCATCTCGCTTTTGAGGTCAGACAGGAAAGTGGAGCGGTTGGGGGAGCGAAAATAGTACGTCTTGTGTGCCATTAGCTCGTAAAGCTGTGGAGAGCAGAGTCGGAAAGCCTTGTGGGGAAATATGCAACCCTAATGATGGATACTGGAAGCCCCCCTTTCAGTATTCCTGGGCTAGTCTCATCACGTAATCGGTGAGGGGTGGATTGGCTTTTAATTTGACCATTTGCGGCTAAGGTATGCCCGGAGTCGTCGTGCGCGAGTGCCGTTACAGACCGCTCATGCGCAGGCAAAACATTGTCTATTGAAGTTACGATAGAGCCACTAAAGGTTCTAAGGTCAAAAGGTGTAGTATCACCTATTACCATTTCAATCCCAGAATTGGGCCAAATAGGTCGACCCGACTTTGGAGTAGAAAAACCACGTGGAATTATTTCATAGATCCACGTTTCATTCTCAGGGCTTCTCCATTCACTATCCTGTAGTAAATACGAATCAGATGAACGCGTCACCGTGCTTGAACCAGTGATGATAGGAGAGGAGGTGGGGGGCTCCTCTAACTGGACGTGATGTACGATCACAGTATCGTTCCCGTCGTCCGTATCTGGTCGTATCTGTACACGACGAGGACTGCCTGAATAGTCGTTTGGTGAGGTGGGATCGTACCGCGCTTGGATAAGCACGACTGTTCCACCATTCGGCCCTTGCTCAGAAAGCACTCGCCTGTGTCCCTCGATTACATTGTCTTCCCCCACGCTCACGGTATCAGTAGAAAAACTGTATTCTAACGAAGCGACGCCGAAAAAGCCGTCTTGTTCCCGTATACGTAGAATAAAAGAATCGCTGCCGTTGGTCGTGGTGTCTTGTTCAAAAATGCCCCAGAAGACTTTATTACTGCTGCTTAGCGTCCCCGCGCTTTGATAGGCGTTACTTTTCACTCCCCCACCAGTACCCGTCAATGGGTAGGCTGACTCTCCATTCAGAATGGACTCTACACCCGCTCCCACAGATACGTTATCTTTGTCCCACATATTTACGTCACTACTATGTGGAACGTGGTTTGTCCGTGCGTCCCCCTCCACGAGTAGACCCTCTGGATCGCCATTTTCTCCGTACTGCAAGCGTGGCGTTGCACCCCCCACTTGTTCGTAAAGCCCGTTCTCGTTTCGAACCCAGGCAGCGGAGGGCCGGGACCAGTTGTTTTGGATCTTATCCGGGATAATTTTGACCACCGGAAAGTCCAGCAAGTACGCTGGCTTATTTAACTGGTCTGGTCCTCCAAACTCTGACGGCTGGTGCACATCGCCCCGTCGAACGTTTCGCAAATCTGCTTCCTGCCAGGGCTCCGGAAGCGGGCCATAACGCCGCAGGCGACGTTTGAATGTATCCGACCGCTCGGCGGGCGTAAAGAATCGCCCCCACGCAAAAGCGTCTGAGAGATGGCCCTGAAGCGGATTTGCGCCGCCCACTTCCTTTCCGACTCCCACCTTCCCGCTTTGCGTGCGATCCACAGAATGGCTCGTAGACGCGGTCTCTCCGCCGACATGTAGAACGAGTGTCGATTCATCAACCGCCGCCACCACGTTCATGACCCCGAGGTGTCGATCGAGGGTCACGATGGGCGTCGAGGTCCCATCTGTGATGCGGGCTTTCACCGTGCCGTTGCCGTCCGTGTAGACGAGCAAACCATCCGCGTCGATCAGGGTTTGGCGTCCGCTCCCCTGCGGATCGGCACGACAGGCCACCGTAATGGCCGCCCGCGACTGGATGTCGTATACGTAGCCATCGTCCGTCCCGTCGAAGTCCAAGATGGCTCGCGAGAAATCCTCTACGAGTGCCCCATTGGATACGATGACAGGCTTTTCGTCGCTCGGGACGGAGGGAGTCTCTGCCTCCCCTCCTTGATCGATCAGAAGAGCACGCGCGTCGGCGTCCGCCACGTTTTCGGTGGCCCATGCCACCAGCGTGCCGTTCTGAATTTCGGAGAAGCTGAATGACTTGGTGGCTCCATCGTCGGAGCGCTCGGCAATAATCGTAGCCATAACTACGTAGTGCGGAGGTTACTGTGTAGGCTGAGAGCCACGAGGGGGCGGCCGTAGAGAGAGAATTCGAGCGGCTCGCCTCCTCGATCTTGTAGAGAGAGGGCGACGAGAGGGGCCTTGTGCACCCCGAGTAAATCGGCCGCGTGCGAGGAAACCCGCTTCTCGGTTACGGGCCGGCTTGAGGGCCGCGCAGCGGATTGAGATGGAGAGGTGGCGGCGCCCATAAGTCTGGAGGAGCTGGATGCTAGTTGTAGTTCGATCCTTAGAGAAAGCAGTCTGCCCCACCGCCCCGGACGTGCGCTCGGATCTCTGCGCCGTTCGGGAGCTGCACGGAGGCAACACCACTCGCCGTCTCCGCCAGGTCAACCAGCGATCCGGTTACCTCGTACCACTCGCTGGCACCGACGGGCTTCCACTCAAGCCAGGCGCTATGGGCCGCTTCGTTCGCCTTCGGAGTGCGGGCTGCAAACGTGAGGTCGGTCGTGTCGGAGGGCGCGACCGAACTCGTCGTCCCCTCCCCGTCCGAAACGCTTGAAAGCTGAGCCATGGGATTGGAAGGTTGATGTCGTGGTCATGAAGCAAACCGCCCATCTGCCCGGTGGTTGTGAAGATCAAAGCGCCGCTAGAGAGCCAAGGGAAAGAAGCAGTCCGGTGGCCGCGAAGACGTAGGAGGCTGGCTCTAGGAAGGAACGCCACCCGTCCCCTCGCCCCTTCACCTGGCCGGCCCAGAAGCCGACGAGGCAAAGCAGCAGGCCGGCGGACTGCATGGAAGGGGCAGCTGCAAAAAGTCCGATGCCTCCGAGTGGGAGCGCGGCGCTCCCCCAACGTCGAACGCTCCGCTCTGTGGAGCCCTCCGGCCGGAGCACCTCGTCGGCCGCCCCGAGCCACTTGGGCACCTGGTTACCCTTCTGGCGGAGCGTCTCCGCGTACTCCTCCAGGAACGACCGGAGCAACTCACGCTCCCCGGTCGTTAGATCTGCCTCGATCGGTCCCGCCTCGAAGGTCACGCCATCCGCCCGGTTGTGCCGGATGTCCTCAGCGGTGAGGTTCATCCGCGAGCGCACGCTGCGGGCCAGGCGCATCTCCCGGACGGTGTCGGTGCCCCCTTCCGTGAGGTGCGTGGCGAGGATGTATAGGCCGACGCGCTGGTCTGGGCTAAGCTGCATCATTGGAGCGTTCCGTCATCACTTTCTGTGGGCGTGGCGACCGACTCGTTCGAGTATCCGCTTTCGTTTCCGCTTTCGTCGAAGGCCGTGACGACATAGTAGTAGGTGGTGCCGGCCGTGACGTCTCCATCCGTGGTCGATGTAACCTCCAGCTCGCGAATCTGGGAATAGGGGCCGCCGGACTGCTGAGACCGATAGACCCTGTACCCGTCCAAATCGCCGGCCGAGACTGCATCCCAGTTGAGATCGACAGCGGGGAAGTCCGGGTTGTCGGAAGCTGAAAGGTTTGTGGGCGCTGAGGGAGGTGTCGTATCAGGCGGATCAAACACCGGCACGCGTCCCGCCCCATTTTCCGTTTCCACTTGCATGTATTCCTTCACGCCAGAGGGGACCGACTCGCCGCCCCCATCCGCCGCACTGCTGGCTGTTTCCCGGTACCCGGAAATCTTGTTGATCGAGAGGTTGCCCGACTTCGAGAGAAGAGCGGTCGTGTTGCCGGCATCGTCGGCGATGTATACACGCCGGTTCTCGCCGGCGGTGATGGCGAAGAGCGTATTCCCACTTTGCTGCTGGTGGAGCGATCCGGTGAACTGGATCGTGTTCGCAAACACCTCATCGACGTCAATCGCTTGGGACCTGACCGTGCCCTCCACGAGCAGGTCCCCATGTACGGTGCCGGTCGGCTGCCCGCCCATCGGGTTCGAGAAGGCGGGGATCGCCTCCTCATTGTCCCACTGCCACCCTTTGCCGACGAGAAGGTCCTGGCAGTAAAGCTCCAGAAAGTCGGCCGGCCCAGTCGTTCCGTCATAGCTCCCGGCTTCCGATCCGACGCCGATCATGAGATAGCGGGTGGTCCCACTCCAGCTGACGTTCGCGTTGTCAATGTCCTGGTTCAGAACCAGCTGCCCGTCGATGTAGATCAGCAGACGGGTCGTCGTCTCCTGGGCCCACCACGCCACCTGCAGGTGGTGCCAGGTCGAGTCGACGATCGCAGACTCACTTGAGTAGGTGGTCCCAAACGCTCGGATCTTCAGAACGCCATTGCCATCGACATACACGCGGTCATACTCGCTGGCATCATAGCTCCACAGGACGTTGGTGGACCCGAGCCCCTGGCCCTTCGGCACCCTGAACCACCCGGCCACGAAATGATTGGGCGAGGTGCTGCTCAGGCTGTGCTCCACAGGCAGGTAGGCGCCATTCCCGTCCAGGTAGAGCGCGACAGAGTGCGGGCCCACGTCGTCAACAAGATTGGCGCCTCCACGTAGCTTGTATCGCCGTCCCTCAATCGGGTCCGTGAGTTCGGAGCCGCTGGCCCGGTTGGGATGGTCAAACGTAACTCGGGCCTTGAGGCCGCCCTGAGCGACCGCTCGTTGGAGCGATGGGTGGCCGGCCGACAGGGCCGGGAATACGTCGAGCGATCCCTTCACGCTTGTGGCTCCGTCCAGCAGAATATGCTTCCCTTCGATAACAACGCCGTCCGCGTCCGCGATGGCGTCCACGTCGGCCATCGTCACGTAGGTGCCGTTCACAACCTGCGTGCTCTCTCCCTGGCCATCCTGCTGGGCGTAAGCGGTTGCCCCAATCGTGACTTCAGTCCCCGGATCGAGGCCAAAACTCGTGTTCAACTGCTGGGTCGGGGATTGGGCATTGACCGTATGGATTTCAGAGTCGTTATCGCCATCTGAAATGAAGAGCTCCCAGGACTGGACGTCATCGTCGCCCGTGGCGATAACCTCGGCCGCGATCCCGGGAAGAGTCGAATCATAGAACCACCGGACCTGAATCGACCCTTCCGGCGTCACGTCCGCATCGAAGACGAAGACCTGTCGGACGTTTTCTACGGCGGACGGAGTGACCACTCGCACCTCGATGAACGAGTTGTGCTTCGGGTCGATGGCGACCGTTTCGCTGTAGGGGGACGTGTCGTCCGTGGGGGGCGCGAAGTCGTCGGTGGCCTGCAGGTTGCGGCCGGAGGCCGTCCGAACCTCCACGTCCTCCATGAGCGCGTCCGGGTCCTCTACCGTCCACTCCACTTCGCCGGTGGACCCGCTCGTCGACGTCGTGGCATTGATCGTGGGCCGTTCCTCCGCAGGCAGGGTCTCTTGCACAGGGGGCACCTCGACCACAACATCCAGTGGATCAGCCTCTACGGTCCCGCCCTGCCCCGTCTGGCCGTACGCCTCACCCTGCACGCGAATGCTCTGTCCAGGCATGAGCGAGACGGACGGGTTGGCAATGAGGTCGGCCGAGCGGCCATCGGCCCCGGCGGAGTCTTCCAGCGTATTGTCTTGGTCAGGGTCTACACCGACCAGGTAGGAGGCCGTGTCTTCATCTCCACGCCCAATCACCACACACTCGATCGTATCCCGCGATTCGTTCCACTGCCACTCGACCTGGTAGGAGGCGTCCGGGATCCGGTCGGCATCGAAGGAGAAGACGCGCCGAACGTCGTCGAGGTCACCTCCAACGCGAAGGGCCACCTCGACGAACGAATCGTGCTGCTCGGCCAACCCGACCTCGACCTCATATGTCCCATCGGTCGGGCTGACCTGCGAGAAGCCGTCCCCAGAGTCGAGGTTGCGACCGTCTGCCGTCCGGGCGTCGACCTGGGTCAGGAGGCCGTCTGGGTCGTCCACCGTGAAGTGGAGAACGCCTTTCTCCTGCCCGTTGACGAGCTGCTGGTCGTACGTCTCGATTGTGATTGATGGCCGCCGGTCCGGACTCGTGGCCTCGAAGGTCGGGACCTCAATCACTTCATCGAATGAGTTCTCCTCTTCCTCGCCCTGCTGCCCTGCAGTCGCATAGGCTCTCGCTTGCACCCGAACCGACTCTCCTGGAGAGAGAGTTGTGGTCGAGTTTATGAGCTGCGTTGTCGCCGTTGCGTCGGGGGCGTGCGTTTCTTCGTTCGTTCCGTCTTGGTCGGCATCAAGGCCAAAAAAGAACGACTCTACGTCGTCGTCTCCGGTGGCGACTACCCGAAGTTCTGCCGACCCGCGCTGCTGATTCCAGCGCCACTGAAGCGAATAGTCTGCCTCTGGGCTCGTGTCCGGGTCAAAGGTGAAAACGCGCCGCACATTTTCCCCACTTGATGTGGTGAGACGGACTTCGACGAATGAATTATGCCCATCTTCGAGAGAGACCGTCTCCTCGTACGGCGAGGAGTCCGAGACTGTGGGCGCATCGAAGTCGTCAGACGAACTGAGGTTATCCCCCGCGGAGGTTCGGGTTTCTACGTCTTCGACCAGTCCATCTGGGTCCTCAACCGTGAAAGTGACGCGGCCGGTCCCTTTTGGGTCCTCCTGGGCTTTTGCGGAGACTGAGGGCCGCACGTCGGGAAGCGTAGCTTCGAAAGTGGGCACCTCAAACGTCTCGTCGAACGGTGTCTGCTCCGCCGTGCCGCCCTGACCCGGCTCGCTGTAGGCTTCGGCAAGGACCCCGATGGTGTCGCCCGGACTGAGGACGACGGACGGGTTCAGAAGCTCCGTCGTCGACTGCGCGTCGACCTGAATGGTGTTGTCGACCGTGTCGTCGTTCCCCTTATCGAGCTCGAAGAGAAAACTCTTGGTGTCCTCGTCTCCTACGGCCAAAATTTCAGCCTCGACGGTTCCGCGGCTTTCGTTCCACGACCATTTGACCTGGTACTGGCCGTTCGGCACCGTGTCGATGTCGAAGGTCCACTTCCTGAAGACCTCGTCCACCTGCGGCCCTGTACGCAGGGCCAACTCGACAAACGAGTTGTGCTTCGCGACAAGGCCGACGTCGAGGCTGTAGGAGCCCGCGCCGGACCCGATCTGCGTCCAGGAATCCGACGGATCAAAGTTGGCGCCCTCTTTCGTCCGCGCTTCGACAGCCGTGACGATGTTGAGCGGATCGGACACCCGAAACTCGACGGTTCCTGTGCCGCCGTCCTGGTAACGGTCCACGTCGGTGATGACGGGCTCGACACGGGGCGTGCCGCCCCCGCCGTCGCCGGGCGGTGGAGGCGGGTCCGGGTCAATGAACCGGTCCAACACGCCCTCCATCGGCTCGCCGAGTGTAACCCGGACGACGGTCGAGGGCGAGCCGGCAGACAACTCCTTTTCCGTGGACGTGATGCGCGCCTCCACGTCCGTCCCGTCGTGCAGCTTCACGGTCGCCGCGTCGCCGAGCATGAGCTCCTCCCCTGTGTTCTCGAGGACCGAGAGGTCAACGACCTCGCCGTCAAAGGTTCGGGACGGGAGCCCGCCCTCCTCGGCCATGTGGTCGGCGCCGCGCTGCCAGAGCCCACGGGGTCCCATGTACGGGGCGTATTGGACAGCGGTCGATGTGGGGGCCACCACGGCCGCGTCGAGGTAGAATGTCGTGTCGGGCTCGAGCTTGGTCACCTTCAAAAAGATCGTGCCGGCGGCCGGCTGCGCGCCCTGGATCGTGTACCCCCGAAGCGTATCCTCCCCGCCCTCAATCGTCTGGTCAGGGGGGTATTCCGTCCCCTCACTGTCAACCAGCTGCACCTGGAGGCGCCCCGTTTGCACGCGAAGAGCGACGTGGACGGAGAGCGTCGGGCCCTCCTCCTCCGGGTCGAAGACGAATGAAGAGGACCGAACCCCCTCTTCCTCGTCCGCCGCCGTAGTTTCAACCTTGATTGCTCCGTCCCCGTGCCGGGAATAATCGCGGCCGCTTGCAATCGAGAGCGCTGTATTTGAGCCGAGGGCGGCCCACCCGGTCAGCGTGTCCGCCGCCGCGTTCACCCCGCCTCGCTCCAGGAGGTTTTCGTAGGGGGCCACGTTGGAAAACCGCTTCGCCTTTGTGCGCTCCCCGATCGTATTGGCGGCGTCCGTGTCCGTGAGTTCGATCAGATCATCCCCGCCCGCATCCAGAAAGAGGAGCACCGACCAGTCGCTCACGTCGCCGGCAACCGTTAAAACATCCGGCCGGGTGGTGCTCTGGACCTCGCGGACGTCTCCGCTCCCGTCCGTGACTTTTGCGCGCAAAAGGACCCCGTCCTTCCAGAACGCCCGGTTCTCTAGCGTAATGGTCGTCCTGTTTGCGCCGGAGTCGTAGGTGGCCGTGTCGATGGGGAAGCGGGCCCCGGCCATCGTGCGGGTCTGGTCGTCTTGCCCCGACAGGGGCAGGAGCGCCGAAAAGAACTGGTCAGTCCGCTGCCGGTCGCGAAGCGAGAGGCGGTTGACGGTGTCGCCCTGCTGGTCCTCCCGTTCCCTAATGGTGCGATTCGTGGGGTCCGAGTCCCCGATGCGCTCGAGCAGGTCGATCTTGTACTCGCCCGCCCCGTCGTCCCACCGGGCAGTCCACTCGGCCCGCAGGTCATCGGCGACCGCGGCCAGGTGCTCCTGGTGCGTGCCGGCCGAGACGAACGTGTTGACGATCTCTCCCTGGAGGGCCGGCGCAATGGTGCCCCGCGAAAAGAGGGCGGGTGCGTTGTAGCTGCTGCCCAGGATCCGGTCGAGGGCGGTCTCCACCGGGACGGCCGTATGAGACAGGTCGGTCTCTTTGCTGCCGTCCGAGAGGGTGAGGTAGGCTACCTGGTCGCCGAGGCGGGCCCAGAGCGGGCGACACTGCACAACACTTCGGGCCTGGCCGTCCCCCCGACGAAACTGGTCGGAGATGATTTCCCACCGTTCAGTCGGGTGCTGCGCGTAGACGAGCTCAAGGACGCGCCGCTGCTCGAACTCCATCCACAGGGCGCTCCCCGGCGTCGGCTCGACCCGCAGGCTCGGCGCCTGGTCCAACGTCGTCGACCGGCGCACGCCGTCCACATCGTCCTCTACGTGTTGGGCCACGTAGGACGAGAGGTCCCCCGCCAGTATGTTGATGGCCTCAAGTGTCATGCGTCTTCAGAGCCAAGTTATTGCGAGCGACGCCCCGGCGTCCGGCGGCGGATGGCGTTTTCGATTTTGCGTGCAATCTCCCGGCCGTCCACGTTGCCGTCGATGTTGATCTCGATGTTCTGGGTGATCGTCTGCGCGTTGTTCTCCACATGCTTCGTTCGCGAGCGGTCTCCGCGGTCCAACATGGACCGAAGGTGCGAGGCAAGCTCCGCCCCGTCGGCCTGCATGAGGCTGCCGGTGAGCGAGTCGGCATCAATCGTGCCGTTCGAGGAAGCGCTGGACAGGCCCTCCGGGGAGGGGACCTCATCGGGACTTCCGACCTCCCCCGCAATGTAGTCCAGGATGAGGTTCCGCTGCTGCCCTTGTTGGACGAGCTCGCGTTGGAAGGAGAGGAGCTGGTTCGCCTGGTGCTCCGTGATGGTTCGGCTGACGGAGGCAGAGGTGGAGAACGATTCGCTTCCAGACTCGCCCTCTTGTTCGGTAAAAGTCTCCAGTTCTCCCAGGATGTCCTCGACCTGATTCGGGGTAAGGGAGCCGAGGTCCAAATCGCCGGCTGCCAAATCGTCGCTGATTGACGCAATCAGCTCGGACAACTGCTCCCGGCCTTCTTCGCTGTCGATGTCCAGAGAGGCGATTTCTTCCAGAGTTTCCTGAAAGTCCCCGCTGGCCTGCTGGACAATCGTGTCCATGAAAGTCTGAAAGTTCTCCGGGGCCTCGCTGTCGCCAAACTGGCGCATCAGGTCCAACTGATCGATTGCTCCGGAGACCGAATCCGAAAACTCTCCAAGATCATCCCCTAGTGAGTCAAGAATACTTCCGATTGGCTCAAAATCATCAGGAAGTAGATCCAGTAATTCTTGTGCATCTGACTCATCCAGAAAGTCTGTTTCCCCTGCTGCGGTCACAAACTCTGCTGGGGAAATTTGACCAGAGACTAGTTGGTTGACGAGCGTAGCTGCCTGGTCTGTGTCAATGTCCGAGAAGTCATCTGAGTCTACTCGCTCGAAAAGAGCACTCAGCATATTATCCACTAGGTCAGGAATCTGGTCGGAGATAAAATCAAACCGACTGAGTTCATCAAGAAGGTTATCGACCTCATCATGATCGCGATCTTCCACTGCAGCAAGGTATTCGTCAAAAACGGCCTGAGCCTCGGCTATAACCTTCTCAGAGACGTCTTCACCAATCTGCCCCTCGTCTAGGAGTGCGTTGGTGTTTTCCTCTAGCGCATCGACGTTATCCCGAATCGAAGAGCGTAATTCGTTGAAATCGGGCCCCTGATCCTGTAAAAGTGGCTGGATCATCGTCGTTAGCCCGCCAGCTGCTCCGATCAGAGCTGACGCCCCCGAGACCCCACTTCCAAAGCTGGAAAAAATATCTGCAAAGCCCTCGACATCACCTCGTTCGGTTAGCTCGACAATCCGCCCAACGTTGTCGAGAACGGAAGCAGTGCCCTGTATCGCTGCGTCGGCCCCATCGGACAAGTCGCCAAACTGACTGGCCAAGTCCCCAATGCCGCGTACCAGACGGGCCGTGTCCTGAATATTCTCACCGACCTCCGAGACCTTTTCACCGGTTTCGTCTGCTTCGTCCCCCATCTCTTGGAGCGCCTTCACCGCCGCTTCCGCCTCCTCGGCTGAGAGGAGGCCCATCTCTTCAAGCTTCTCGATGATCTCCTCCAGCTCCCGGCGGTACCGCTTGGCTGCCGATCGAGACCGCGCCGCAAACTCCTGCGCATCAATCTCCCCGCGCTCCAGCTGCGACCGTAGCTCGGTGAGGCGTTGGTTGTAGCCCTCCAGGAGGATCCCAAAGCCCGACCCGTCTCCCTCCACCCCGGCCAGGTCAACGCCCTCCATGGCCTCCTGGAGCGACTCCCCAACCTTCTCCCCCACGTCCGTGATCTTCTCCGGATCAATCACCGAGGGCCCGACAGTCCCTGTCGTCAGTCCCTTCAGGATCTCTTCCTGCTGGTCCTTTCGCCTCTCAAGATCGTCGATCATCTCTTCCGTTTCGTCCCGGAGGTCCTCGACCTGATCCTTCTGGGCACCGGTGGCCCCGATCGCCGCCTCGGCCAACTGCGCCCGGCGCTGCTCAAGCGTGTTGATCCGCCCCTGCAGATCGAAGATGTCCTGTAGGGTGTCTCGCTCTTCCTGGGTCGCGGCCGCCGACAGTCGCCGTTCACGCCGCTGCGTTTGCAGGGCCTCGCGGAGTTTCCGCTGCGCCTCCTGGAAGTCTGTAGAGTCAAAGTTCGACGAGGGGCCGCCGGCTCCCCCCTCGCCATCAGTCCCTGTGCCTTCGCCTCCGTCGTCCTGGACCTGTTGAAGCTCCCTGTAGCGCGCAATCAGATTGTCGATTCTCTCGCCCAGGTTCTCTTCCCGGAAGGCCCCAAATGCGGACGTCTGGGTCTCCAAAAAGTCACGGAGGGCTTCGCGATTTACGTTCATCCCGTCGGCAAAATCAGAAACGAGCGTTTTCGCCAACGAGTCAATGTCCTCATTAGCGCCCTGGATCTGCCCCTGAAGCTCCTTCCATTGCTCGACTTCGCCCTCTCCCAACTCATTCTGACGAATGCGGGCGCGGCGCAATTCCAGAAATGAGGCATTCAGCCGCTCCACCGCATCCGCCTGCTGCTCTTCCAGGCTCTCCTCAGCTGCCTCTCGGCGGAGGTCCACCAGCTCCTGCATTTTCCCAATGAGCGGCTCTGCTCCATCGGCCGTCTCTCGGAAGAATTCGTCCCCGACTACAGACTGTAGTTCCTCGACCACCTCGGTCGTATCCTTGTTCTCTTTCTTGAGTCGCTGGTACTTCTCGATCAACTTCTCTACCTCCGCCACGCTAGACATTCTAGTCTGTGCGTCGATGAGGTCTCGCCGCACCTCTTCCACTCCCCCCAGTACATCGTTCAGTTTCGAGAGGACGGTCTCCAGCATCCCGGTGAAGTTGGAGCCGAAGTCCGTCACCCAGCTGCTCAACTTCGCCGTGAGACGCCCCCACTCGTTGGCAACGTCCTTCGTCGTCTCGTTGAACTCTTCGGTGAGCGAGTTCACGTTGCGGCTCTCCTCGGCCGCCCGGCCGATTTGCGTGCGCAACTCGCCGATGTTCTGCACGAGAAGCGCCACACGTGAAGACTGCCGGACGCCAAACAGGTCCTGAATGGCGTTGGCCCGGGCCAGCTGATCCATTTCCTCGAGCTCCTCGAGGAACGAGAGAATGGCCTCTCGCCCGTTCTCCTCGAACGCCTGGACGACCTCTTGCTCGGTCATGCCCATGATTTCCCCGACCCGCTCGGCCTGCGGAAGGATGCGGCCAAAGACGGAGCGGAGGGTGGTCCCGGACTGGCGGGCATTGATCCCGAGGTCCTGGAGCGTCGTCGCAAACGCCGCGGCCTCATCGGCGCTCAGGCCGAGCGCATTGGCCGCCCCGCCCATGCGCTGTACGGCAGAGATGATCTGCTGTGTATCGGCCGCCGCGTTGTTGGAGAGCTCGTTGATCACGGCGCCGAACCGCTGGGCCTCCGTAATGTCCTGCTGAAACGCATTCAGAAGCTGCCCAAGGCCCTGCGCGGCCTTATCTGCACTCACGACTGTGGCGTCGGCCATCATTGCCACCGTTCGCGTGAACGACGCGATGTCGTCGGGCGACTCGACGCCCAGCCGGCCGGCCTGCGCCGCAATGCCGGCCAACTCCTGCTGGGATGTGCCGAGGTCCGCCTGAATCTCGAGAAGGCGCCCCTGCAGGTCGACGAACTCCCGCTCGGTGAGCCCGGCCGTTTTCCGGACCTCATTGAGCTGGTTCTCAAACCCGACGGCTTTCGCCGTGGCCGTAGCGATGGCCGCGCTGACGGCAGCGACGCCCGTAAGAAGCGTCCCCACCAACCAGGCCTTTCCGCTTTTCGCGAGTGTCTTGATCCGCCCCAGAAGCCCGCTGGTTTTCGACGTCGCGGCCTCAACGCTCTCGTCGTAGGCGCCCACCGATCGGGCCAGCCCGGCCATCGTGGCCTGCACGCCGTCGGGCTCCACCTTGATCTTTTGCTTCAGCGGCTCGAGTGGCATGGAGAATACTCGTTATTGGAGGTCGTTTTGTCCGCGGTGGCCCGCCTGTTTGAGGTCGGCCACCTTCCGCATCTTCTTTTGCAGCCACTTCTTCTTCTCTTGCTCCCCCTCCCATTCAGGCTCAACATCGGGCTCGTCCTCCTCGTCCAGTCCGGGGAAGCGCGCCCGCTTCGTAAGCGACTCGTAGACGTCTTCGTCTCCTACGCGCCCCATCATGGCCCCCTCGGCCATTCGCCGCTGCTCGCGGGCCTCCAGCCGGCTCAGCTGCCCGAGCTGGGCCACGAACGCGGGAAAAGGCTCCTGCATCACGTCCTCGAATCGAAGCCCGAAGTGGGCCCGGTACTGGGCCAGCCGGGCCTGCCAGTAGGCTGGGCCCGACGGGGTATTGGGCGCGCCTTCGCCTTCGGCCGCTTCCTTTCGTTCCTCCCGAAGTCGCGCCTGAAGCCGCTCCGCCATCCCCCCGACCACGAAGGACCGGATGACATCCAGTCGTTTCGAGTCGGTGAACCGCCGGGAAAAGAGCACGGAGTAGGTCGGGAGCGGCAGCCAGTCGGCACAGACCTCCCGGAACGCCTCCTCGTCGGACGGCTCGTCCTCTTTTGCGCGCAAAACCGTAAGCCCGACCCGTACCGTGGGCACGGGGACGCGAAACGTCCCCACGCCGTCGACAAAAAGATCCCGCTCCGTCGTGGCCGCTACGAGCTCGCGCATGCAGTGCGGTAGGCCTCAGGTTAGCTGGACTGCCCAAACTGGCCGGGGAGGTCGTGGTCGTGGCCGTTCGGGAGCCGAGCCGGCGGCACGGTATGGACGACTTGGGCCCCGTCGGCATACTCCACGCCGGCCTGGTCCTGGTGCCGCTGCAGGGCCGACATCGTGAAGTCGACCTCGTTGTTGGCGTCCTCCCCGTCTGCGTCCTCCCACATGAAGTCGCCAACGGAGGTGTCGACCACGGCCGGGAAGTGGTACACCCCGGCCCGCTCGATCGCGTTTTGCTCCTTGCCTTTGGGCACGACGATGAGTGAGGGCGGGTCCACCTTCTGGATCCCGGACCCAAAGAGCATGCCCTCAATGAATCCGATCACCTTTCCGTCGGCCGTCGAGTCGCTGAGGGCCTCCTTGAGGGTGATGGTCGTTTCGTCGTTGGCGTCGTCGTAGCTCGCGCTCTCGACGGTGTAATCGCCGTCGTTCCCGCTCGAGCCGACCACGGTGATGATCTCGCCCGTCGCCAGAAGGCCGCTCGCATCGCCGCTCACGGTGACCGTGTCGGCCGAGTCGTCGACGGCTGTGATTTGGGCTTCGTGCTCCGGGATCTCCGCGGCGCTCATCATGGCCGTAATGACGCGGGCCTGGACGTCCGCCAGCGTGATCGTGATCTCGGGGTTCACGCCCCGGTCGAACGTGGCGGCCGCCTGCTGGTGGCCGGCGACGTCGGAGGCCATCTGCTTGGAGGGGTTCATCGAGATCGACACGGAGGGCACTTGGCCCACCTCGAGGACCCCGTCTCCATCCGTCACGGTCGGGTCACCGATAAAGACGTAGGGCGCGGCGATCTGGTAGCTCTCGTCCGCTAGAAGGGTCGGGAGCTCTACGGAATTTGCCATGGAATCAGAGGATTGGTCAGAAAGTACGACGCCCGACTATTGCGGGCGCACAATCAGCTGGTACGTGTGCGTCAGAAACCACCGCTCAAGATCGTCGGCCCACCGGGGCGCCTGCTGAATCCGAGTGCGCTTCACCGGCTGCTCGACCGCGGCGTCCGCCAGGTCGGGGGCGCCCCCGGTCCACACCTCGAAGAGTCGAGCCGCCGCCTCCGCGAAGAACACTCGACGAGCCACGGCGTGACGAGAAGCGAGCAGCATCCCCTGGAGCGTCACCGGCTCGACACCCTTGAAGTGCTGAGACACCCCACCGACCTGCGTTCGGAGGCGGACCACCAGGTCTTTCGGGCCGAGGCTCTCGGGCGTGTGGTGTTTGTGGACGGTCTCGTCCGCCGGTCGGCTTGCCCCTCCGGTGAGGTGTCCCATCAGCTCCGCATCTGCCAGCGCCACACTCTCGGCCCAGTCCACGACCTCGTCGTGGGCGATCGTCCCTAAGTCCGGATCGAGTGACGTCGGCATCTTTGCGTGCAAAAGGGTGGCCGGAAAGGCTACTCGTTCTTGGGGAAGTCCAGGACCTGGTCGGATAGGTCCTCGTCTGGCTCGGGGGCCGCTTCCTCGTGGGTGCGGACGGGTCCATCGTCGATCTGGCTCTTGTAGTGGGCCGCAAGGTTGCCGGTGCGGTCGGCCCAGTGGCCCTTGCGGGCCGCCCGGCGCGGGCCGTCGGCTCGAATCGGCGGCCGGGTCGCGCCCGTCTGCTCGAGGAGCCAGTTGATGTATTCCGCGGCGGCCGTTTCAAGCGCCCCCTCGATGAGCTCATCCGAGATGGCGCCGTCTTCTTTCTCATCGATCGCCTTGAACTTCTCCCGGATGATGCGGGCAAGCTGTTCGTCGTTGAACACGAAAAACCCCTTCATCTCGTGCAAATAGACCGCATACTCCATCACGTTGGCCACCGTGAGGGTGTGGCTCTCATCGGGGCCCGTGTCAACGAGCGCGGCAAGCACCCCTGAAATGTTGGAGGTAAAGCTGACGGACATGACAGGATCAGGTCGAGTCTCAGTCCCAGCGGACGCCGACGAGGATGGTCACGTCCCGACGTCGGGTTTCGGTGGCGGTGCCGGTCCGGGTCTGGCCGCGGAAGGTCGCCTCGCAGCGGCTCTCCTGCAGGGCGTCTTCGGCCGTACTCTCAATGAGCGGGAGGACGACGATGGCGTCGGCCTCCTGAAACGCGTCCCCGTCCGCCTGCCGGCGCAGTTCCCGCGCCTGCGTGCGGACCGAGGCCGCCCCGTCGTAATGGACCGTCTCTGTTGCGTCGTACGCCCCCTCCGTCGTATCATCGGCCTCCATCGTAAAAAAGCGCGCCTCGTCCCGCATGGCGGCCGTGCGCTGCGTTTTGATGGCGTCGAAGGTCCCCTGCGGGATCATGGGCTAGACGAGTCGGGTGGTCGATGAACGGGTTTGGGATCGGGCCGGCTGGGGCTGCGGGTCGTCCGTCTCGCCCTCGATCGCCTCGAAGGACTCCCGCCGCTCGTCGGCCATCTCTTTGAAGGAGCCCACCTGCCGGTCCGAGTAGCGCAGGCTGCCGTCCTCCTCGAAGTCAGCCTGGTGCGGGTTCGTCGTGAGGCGAAGCCAGACGGCCTTGTAGGCCCGATGGTAGACCCAGTGCTCCTGGGCATCCTCGTCTCCGGTTTTGTCCTTGGCCTCCGAAAGCCACGTATCCACATGCCCGCCGTCGGCCTCCAGGTCATCAACCCCCGGAAACATGTCGTCGCGAAGCTCTCCTTCCGGCTCGGTAAAGTCGGCGGGCGAGAGGGCCATGGGTTACTCGTCGGATTCGATGGCGTCTTCAACGTCGGCCTTGGTCACGCGGCCGTCCTTGCCGCTTCCCTCGATGGAAGCGAGGTCGATGCCCTCCTCTTCCGCGAGCTCGGTCGCGCCGGACGTCGCGTCCACCTCTACGCTCTCTCCGCGGGCCTTCCGGGCAAGAGGCTCATCGATCCCGAACCGCGCCATGAGCTCCTCCAGGCCGTAATACTCGGCCTGGTTGGCCGTGACGAGGCCGGCCTCTCGGCAGGTCGCCCGCTCCTCCTCGCTCAGCGTGTCGGGGAGGGCCGGCAGGCGGTTGCCGTTTGCGTCGCGGGGCACGCCCCGATTGTCGAGCGTGACGCCGCCGGGGATGGTTTTCATAATGGCAGTGGGTCAAGTTCAAGAGTCAGCGCTACCGCCCCGCCCATCCCTCAGGGTGGCCCCCTCAAGTACTCCCGTCAGGTTAGAGGCTGGGGTCCTCGTAGCTGCCGTTGTCGTGGTAGTGGACCACGCCGTTTGTCCGGTTCCAGACCCCGACGCCGAAGTAGTGCTCCATCTTGTCGGTGTTGAGGGGATAGTCCCGGATCTGGGCCGCCAGGCGCAGCCCACGGAGGCCCGGGCTCTGGTGCTGACGGAAGCACAGCGGCGCCTCATCCGCCCCGATGTCCGTGACGAAGATGTAGCCGGGCGGCACCCAGGGCTTGATCCAGACCTCGGCGGAGCGGAAAATCCCGATCGCCCGGTTGTTGAGTGGGCGGTTGGGCGACTGCTGCTGCCGGGGCTGGTTCTGGTCGTCGCGCAGCGTGAGGCGGGCGTCGACGTACTCCTTGAAGTCGTCCAGGCCCTTCACGGTGGTTTCGTCCCCCTGGTTGATGTACATCTTCACATCGTTGGTGTGACCGTGGTGCATCAGGTCGTCCACCGAGTCATTGAGCCCGCCATTGGAGAGGCCGCTTTCGGCGTTGTAGTGGGTGTGCGTCGACCCGTCGAACGTCTGCCCGTTCGGCCCCGGCGGGATCGGGTCGCCGTCAGCATTGACGAGCCGCTTCACGTCCAGGGTGACCCGATCAATGAGGTGGTCGACGTACACGTAGTTGGACGAAAGGAAGAGGGCCGCCTGCATCCGGCTCCGAATCTTCGTGACGTCGGCCTTCTCGGCGTTGAGCGTGGCCTGCGCCATGTCGGCCGGCGTGGCGTTCACCTCGTAGTCGTCGCTCCAGCCGACGTTGTGGAGGAATTTCCGGAGCGGAAAGGCGACCTCTCCGGACTCGTGGTCCTCCTGGGTCGTGCCTTCGCCAAACTCGTCGACCTCCTCCATCTCGGTATTGCCAGACGCCCCATAGATCCGTTGCCGATCCTGAGTCACCTCCGCGATTTCGGAGACCATTTCCTCGGTCAGCTGGCGGTGGTTCTCGAGGTCGGTCTGAATGACCTCCTCCACCGTATTGCGGCCGAAGTCGGCGACCGACTGGTGCTCGACGTCGAGCAGGTCCTCGATCGTATGGGCTCCGGTCTTTGTGGCCATCCCCACCAGGGAGGTCACGAGGAGGCCGATCAGGACCGCGGGGCCCTCCATCGACCCGAAGATGGTGCCGGCTGCGACGGCCGGAGGGGCCGAGACGGCAAAGAAAACCAGCAGAAGAAACGTGCTTCGAAGCGTGCGCATGGGCACAGGTGAGTCTCGTGCGTGGAACGTGTCGGTGTGGCGCGGCCTCAAGCCGCGAACCCTGCTCAGTTGAGGCGTATGATCACGATGTCCGTCGAGCTCACGGCTCGGGCGACGCCGTTCGCATCGCCGGTGGTCGACGTGTCATCGAGCTCCCCATCGGCCGCCGCGACGTACAGCGTGTCACCCGGCGTAAGGTCGCCGGCCGCGTTGTACTGCATCCGCAGGCCGATGCCCATGAGGGTGATCGGCTCTCCCTCGTTCGCGTCCCGAGCGGCAAACCCGTCGACCTGGGCGTTCGCGTCGTCCGCCGACGCGTTGGAGCGGACGACCTCCCCATTGGAATCGACGCGGCAGGGCATCCCGCGCTTGATCCCGTCCTCCCCGGCGTGCAAGCCGGAGATCTGGGAGGCTCGGCGGGCGCTGTTGAGATCAAGGTCGACCTTGTCGCGAGTGATCTGGGCCATAACGTATCAGTGGGGCTACACCCCGTAGTTGAGTTGCTGTCGCTTCTGATTCCGAATGTCTTCGTCGCTGGGCTCCTGGTCGGGATTGTCCTGCCCGGCCGGCGTCTGCTTCGGGACCGACGACGAGGTGCTCTCGTCCTCGTCCTCCTCGTTCCCCTCTGCGTAGAGCGCGTTCTGGATCGGCTCCGAGAAGGACGACTCCACGTACTCGCCCACGGGCTGCCGGCCGTCGTCCGTCTCGACGTAGGCCGTAGCCTCCTCGTCTTCCCCGTCCGCCTCTTCCACCTCGAAGTCGAGGTCGTCGGGCAGGATGTCCTCCGCGGCGTCCTCGTTGAGCCCTTCCACCTCGTAGACCGTGCGGCGCTTCTCCTTGCGGCGGTACGCCTGAAGCTCTTGCTGAGCTTCTTCTGCCTCCTGCAGCCGCTCCTGCACCTGGTCGGCCTGTACCGTCCCCTCTTCGCCGAGGGCACCAAGCTCGCGGAGCGACTCCGCCTGCTCCTCGTCGAGCACGACCTGGTCGTCGTCGGGGAGCCGGTCGCGAAGGGTGCGCAGCTGCTCCCGCTGCTCATAGTTGTCCTGAAGGAGCTGGGTGATCTTTTGCAGGGCCCGGCCGTCCTCGACGGCCTGTTGGGCCTGCCGCTCCAGCTCCTCCTGCGTAACGCCATTCTCGGTTTCGTCCGTATCGGTGTTTTCGTCTGCCATCGTTCCACGTTGTACTTGATGTGCGCCTCCCTGAGGCGCTAAATGCGGCGAAAATAAAAAAGCAGCCTCCAGGCCGGACGAAGGGTCCGGGTGGAAGCTGCCATCAGCAGCGACGACTAGCGGTCGTCAGTCTACGAATGTGCGGCCACGAAGCCGTGGCGCGGGATTAAGTAGAATACGCCCCTACATCGCGGGTTTCAAGGGCGGTGGCGCTTGTCTTCACATTTAAGAGACTACAGGTGTACACCTGGGCTTAACCAGGACTGGACTCATCCCCACCTTCGCCCACGAGGACGAGCATCGCCAACACCCGGCGCTCGGCATCGGTCTGGGGCGTCCGGTCGCTGGAGTCGATAATCTGGGCACACCCTGCCATTGCCGCTTCGAGCTCGTCAATGCGGCGACGCTGCTGCTCAATGCGCTCGAGCAGCTCTTCTTTCGATGGGCTCATGAGAAGGGCCTATCGTCGGGTGAGCGACGGGCGGTGGGCTCAATACCTTAGGGGTGCGATTAAAACCGCGGTGGATGCCCTGACGTCGGCGCTGAATGCGTAATTTCAATACCTCAAAGGTGCGATTAAAACTCTTCCTCCGCCTCGAGCAGGGCCTCGGCCGTATCAATTTCAATACCTCAAAGGTGCGATTGAAAACGAGCCTATCACGGGTGTGGTGTATTACGGTATTCCTCCTCAAGCTCCGACCGCAGCTCTTCATTTTCTTTAACAAGTGCCACGATAGCGTCTTCGAGTGCTTTCACCTGTCCTGCTATGGACATTGTAGTACTGGGGCTGACACCCTCCTCCTTGCGCCGCCGATCAAAAACACTACGAACGATCGGGTTTCCCTTTCGAATTTCATGTATTCGATCCATTGCAAGATATGTAGCCGTTGGGATTAAGCGATCGTGTGATGTACATCTATGGATCGAGAAGCTTATCACTCGATCTATCCCCGCATCTGCGGGGCCACCGTTATCGCCCCGGCCGGGTCAGGAAAGGGGAAGGGACCATCCCCGCGTGTGCGGGGCATACACTGCGTCACATCTTCACGCACGATACGCACGTGACGCCTGCCTGCAGGTTCCGCTCAACCCCGCGGTTATTCGCCCCGCAGATCCGCCGCCAACTCCGGCGCCTCTCGCTGCTGTCGGACGCACCGACAGTGCCCGCCCCCCAGGCAAATCATGCCGGGCATTGGGCCCTGGCCGGGCAAGTACGGCCCCTCGTCCTCCGCCGTCGAACAGGGGGTACAGGTTGCCCCGTCGTCTACCGCGACGTAGTCAATCACCACCCCGGAGTCGTCGATCTGCTCCTCACTTTTCTCCCAGTACTTGCCATAGGCCTCCCCCTTGTACTGCCGGGCCCGGGCCGCAATCTCATCCTCCGTCATCGGCCGGCCCCGAAGGTCCTCGGCCAGCCGATCCACCGCCTTGTCGGGGACGTCTACGTCGCCGGACTCGTTCACAATGTCTCCTACGCGGCCGTCTGTCGCCTCCTCCAGAATCTCATCCGCGACATCGTCGGCTGCGTCCGTTGCCTCGTCCTGGGCCGCTTTCCGGGCCCGCTTCTTGAGACGACGACGGGCCACCTCTTCCGCGTTCTCTCCCAGCTCGTTGCGCGCGGCCACCTCGTCGGCAAAGCGCTTGAGAAACTGCGCCTGCTCCCGCATCGTCTCCTGCAGGTCGTCGAGCTCGCCGGGGGTGAGGGGCGCCCCCTTCCCCAGCTGGGCCTGTTGCAGAAGGTTTTGCCGGAGGCGAACGATCATCTGGGAATGCCAGTCTCGGCCGCGGAGGTCGCCCTGGAGAACGCGCTCCGCCAGGTCACCAACGTCACGGTCGAAAAGCTCCATCGCCTCTTGTGCGACCCGCGTGCGGGACGAGGGCGGGGCGTTCAGCGCGGTCGCCGGCACGACTCCGGTTTCCTCGATCACCGCCATGCTGGCCGCCTCGGCCGCCACCGTCTCGACTGCCCGGCCCAGGGTGAGCTGCGTAATCGGCCCCTGCGTCGATTCCTCGAACGGGAGAGGCAGCGTATTTTCCTTGATCGCCCCCGCATCGTACAGCTCCAGGAGGGCCGTGGCTTCTGCCTGCGAGATTCCGACCGCGCCATTCGTCTCCTCGTGGCGCTGGACGAGAACGGCAAGGGCGTCGAGGAATTGGTCGCGATTCATCAGTTATCCGTCGGGTACACTTTGGAGTAGTCTGCTTGCCCCTTTTCCGCGAGGGTCCGGCGCCGCGGAAAGGAAATGTCCACCGACATCGGCACGGTGACGTCTTCCACATCCGGGTTTGCCTCGTCGTCGAAATGGTCCGGGTCTCGAAAAAGGAAATCGAGAGTCATGATGACCTCCGTCCAGCCGTTACCCTCAATCAACTCCTTGAGAGCGCCCCGGATGGTTGCATTTTCGGTCAAGTGCTTCATGGTCTACAGTTTTGCGTGCAAAATTACTGGTCCTGTTCGGCCTGCCCCTCAATCTCCCGCCGGCGCTGCATGACCGACTCGGCGAACTGGCCTTGGGCCTCCTGGCGCATGACGAGCTCTTCCTCCTGCTCCTGCCGAAGACGCTCGATCTCTTCGCGGGGGTGGTCGATCCCGTAGCGGAGCAGTGCCGTCCGGAGGGACAGGAACCCGTTCCCCTGAGCCTTCCGGATCTCCGACTTCTCTTCCGGCGGGACGGGGCCCGGGTCGACGTTCGCGTGCAGCTCCATCGCTGCCTCGGCCGGGTCCATGAACCCCTCTCCGCTCCCCCCGGCCAACTCCGCAGCGAGGGCGTACGCGGTTTCCAGGGCCCAACTGCCGGCGCGGTCCAGCTTCTCGGCGAGGTTCTCCACGTCGGACACGTGGTCGTGCCGGGCCTGCACGCGGCTCACGCCACTGGCCGTCCCGTCCCCAAGGAAGACGTGGAGCTGCTGCGCGGACCGGTAAATCGAGCGGCGCGCGAGGTTTGCGTCTTCGCGGAGGCTTTCGTTGTCGACGGGGGTGGTCTCAAACACATCGGCCGTCCCGGTCCGCTCCTCCGTCTGGCCGGTCGGCGACTGGGCCTTTTTCGGGACGGAGACGTGGTACTGGATCTTTCCCGGCCCCCGCTCGGGGTCCACCTTGTTCCCATGCTCGTCTTCCGGCGGGTCAATGTTGACGAGGTGCAGCTCCGGGAAGCCGGCACGCTGGCCGGTGATGTTGATCATCGTCCGGGTCGTATTCAGCGTCTTCTGGTTGGAGCGGACGGACTCGCTTACGAGGAGCTCCCCTTCCACCTCGTAGTGGAGCAGGTTCCCCTGTAGGTCGAAGGTTTCCTCCTGCACCTGCTGAACGCCCTCCGGCAGATCGCTTCCCTCTTCGTGCTCGATACGCAGGGCCGTCTCGCCATCATCCGTGAGGTACGTCTTCTCGGTGTAGTCGACCTCGCCAGTGCTCGACTCCTCCGTCCTCTGAAACGCGATGACGCCCGTTTTTTTCTTCGTCCGCAGGTCTTCGTGTACGAGGCCCTGGTCCCTCGGAATAAGCTCGACGCGGATACCGGCGAGTGCCTCCTCGATCGAGTCCGCCCCATCGCGGACATCGTCGGCGACCACGAGGCGCAGGAGCGTCTCCTGCTCGCTACTGACGCGGGTGAGCACCTCCTGCCACCGGTCGGTCAGCTTCTCCTCGTCCCACCAGTCTCGAAGCAGCCGCTCCGCCGCCTTCGCCTCGTCGGGCTCCTCCTCGTCCTCCTCCGCCCCGGCCGGCATGACGTTGATTTCGGGCGGCTGGCCCAGGATGGCACTCTTGCGCCGCTGGATGACTTCGCTGATCAGGTCCTCAACCACAAACACTTCCTCCAGGGCCTCCATGTAGGCGTCCCGCGCCCGGTCGGTCTTGGACGGCTTCGGCCCTTTGAAGCCGTCCCCGCCCTGCCAGTGGTCGACGTCGCCGTCGAGGTCTTCGTGGGTGCCCACGAAATGGCGCGCCTCGTCGAGCCAGTCGGGGGCGTTGTTGCGGGCAAGCTGGTGGGCCTTGAGGGCCGTGATTTCGTTGGGAAGCATATTGGGGTCGGTTTTGCGTGCAAAAGGTCAGTATTGCCGCGATCGGGGGGCGTCAGGGTAATTCCCGCCGGCCATGCGGATCTCCCAGAACTGCGCCAGGGCGTCGGCCGCGTCCTTCTTGGTGGCGTCCTCGGCGTCCGTATCGTCGAGGTGGTTCAGGAACCGGTCGTTCCAGGGGCCGCGCACGAGCTTCACGTCGCCCCGCTGGGCGGCCGACGCCGGGGCCTGCCACCGGACCCACTTCGGGCCGGAGGGGCGGTGTCCCTCGACCGCGAAACCCTGAAGCACCTGTCGGGCAAGCGTTGAGATCTGCGACTTGCCGGCCTGGCCGGGCTCCTGTTCGATGTAGATCTTCGTCTCGCGGCCGTCCTGCTGGGCGACATTCTGGATTCGATCGTCGCGGGGGCCGGGGTCTTCCCTGAACATCCGGACGTCGAGGATGAACACAACGCCGTTCTTTTCGGCGGCCTTCACCCCGACCGTCCAGTCGGGGTCCGGGTTGTTTGGGGTCGGTGCGCTGCCGGCAAGGTCCCAGTGGCGGGACGGCCGCAGCCCGGACGGCACCTCTCGCGGGTCGACGACTCCGAAGTCCTCCCGGTCGAACACATCTCCGTCCGCCACCTTCTTCAGCCAGTTGCCTCCGAGGAGCCGCCCCTTGTCGGCCGACTCCAGAGCCATCAGGTTGGCCAGATAGTTTGGGTTTTGCTCGAGGAGGAGCTGGTTGTCGTAGACGGATGCGGGGACGAAGCTGAAGCTCTTGACCAGGTCGGCCGGCCGCAGGTCCGGGACATCTTCGACGGCCGTCTTGAGGTAGGGCGCCCGCTCGATTACTGATTCCTCGGTCGGTCCCCAAACAAGCTCGTCGTCCTGGTCGCGCGCAAAATACCGCACCTTCCCGGCCCGCTCGTCGATCGGGAAGCCGTAGCTCTCCGCGTCCTCGTCGGTTTCGAGCCACCACCAGAGCATCTTGGTGAGCCAGTGGTCCGCGCCCTGGTCGGGTGGGTTTGTGCCGCCCCGGACGCGGGGCCTGATGCCGCACATCGACCGGTTGCGCGAGAGCATGTAGAAGAACTGCCCCCGAGTGAAGCTGGAGAGCTCGTCGAAGCCGATGTAGGCGATCTGTGAGCCCTTGTATTCCCGCTTCGTTTTTTCGTATTGCAGGTGGGCAAACCGGATCTGAGCGCCCGTGTCGAACGTGAACTTCAAGTCCGACTCGTTGATGGCGACGTCGGGGTGAGTATCCTGGTAGAGGCTTTGCGCCTCCTCCCAGATCCCGTCCTCGCCCTTGATCTCGGGATACGTTCGGCGGAAGATGACGGCCCCAAAGTCGGGATACTGGTCGACGTACTTGAGCGCGTCGAGGAGGAGGCCCCACGTTTTGCCTCCGCCAGCAGCTCCCCCGTAGATGCAGATGTCGGCCGGCGACCGCAGAAACGTCGTCTGCGGGCCGGGTTGCGGCCGAATGGCACCCTCCGGAATGTCGGCCTCTCGGATCATTCATCTGGCTCCTCGTCAGGTTCAGCGTCGCTGGAGCGGAGTGCTTCTTCGTCTTCCTCTTCCGGCACGAAGAAGGCCACGCCACCCTGCTCTTCCGTCTCAATTGGTCCTCCGCCCTCGCCCATCAGCTCAAGCATTTGCGTGCTCGTGTACTTGCCGCCCGTCTCCTTTGCCATCTGCTCGAGCACATCTCGCATCTCCTCCAGCACATCGGCCCGGCCGAGCACGTTCTGGGAAGGGAGGTCCTCCAGGCTGTCCTTCAGGCGGTAGTACTGCTTCTCGAGCTCCCGCAGTCGGACAGACTTGTAAGACAGAGCAATCCCCTTCTGCTCCTCGAGGAAGTCCTCTCTCGTGTCCCAGAATAGGGTTTTCAGGTCTTCGGCCAACCCCTGCCCTTTCTGGTTCGTCGGGTCGTAGTGGGCAAGCTGCGACAGGTCGGCCTCCACCTCGTGCCGCTCTCGCAGTGCTTCCCGCACCTCGGACGGCCGGTCGAAGACCGCCAACCTCCTGACGACGAACCGCTTGTGTTTGGACTTGAGTCTGGCCATGTGCTTTAGAATACTGCGGAAAACTGCAACTCCACCAGTAAAAAAATCATCCCGTCACCGGCGCCCCACACCCACAGACGCCTCGCACAACGGCTTCGTCCGTGGACGGCCCCTTCTCGAAGGCAGTTCGGAGGTCTTTCAGCTCGTCACTATAGGCGCCGTAGCGGGCGACTTCATGGACGAACACCTCTGCATCGTGACCGGCAATCGTCCACTTCGGCCGCCCTGTCGCATCGGAGAATTCAGGGGTGCCGTATTCGTCGGTTTGCTGTGCGCAATGGCAGAGCTCGTGCTCAACGAGGGCACAGATGGCGCGGGCTCTCCCCTCCTCCAGGCAATTCGCCACGTACGGCTCGTAGAGGGTGATCAGGAAGTCGGGCGACTCTCCATCGAACCAGCCCCCAAACCACTTCGCCAACTGCTGCATCATGCGCCCCCGGTCCCACCCGTAGATTCCGTGTGGGGGCGGCTGCTCAGCTTTCCCGAGCACCCGCTGTCCACGCCGCTCGTACTCATGGCTGCTCCATAGTACAGCAATCCGCGCATCGCGGAGGTGGGCGTGCCGATCGTGGGACAGGCCCCCTTCCTCGTCGATAAACGTCTCCCGCATCCATTCGGCCATGTCGGGGGCCGGCCGGAACCCACTTCCCTCCGTCTCCGATATGTCAGGGAGCGTGTTCATGGGTGGGAGCTATAGCGGAAACGGTACGTCAATCCCTCCGGCGTGAAGGGCCAACAGGCACCCTGCCATTCCCTGAGCGAGGCCGGCCAGGACATGCCAGAGAGAGTGCCACTTCGAGTGCACGGCCGTCCCCATTTGCAGCGCGACAGCCAGGAGAATGAGTGCCAGGCAGAAGAGCGTCCACTGCCATCCGACACTCCCCCACATGAGGCCGACGACAATCAGAGCTTGCAGGGCGATGGCTGGATTGCGGCGCACGTGGTCGCCGTGGCGCCACCACCAGGCCCAGGCGCCGAGTACCAACGGCACCAGAACGTACGGCGTGACGTCGTACGCCGCGTAGAGACTGAGCCCGACAAGGGCCCCCATGACCCATTGGATCGAGATCGCGTCTAGAAGCTGGGACCAGAGCACCCCGTCGCGGGTGGCATGGTAGGCGATAGACCCCGCGCCCTGTTGGACGAGAGCGTACGCCACGAGTCCGCCCAAAACCATTACGGCTGGAGCACGGGTCATCCCCGCCGCTCCTGCGACTGCCATCGCCACGATCCAGTAGATCGTGTTGGTGACTATCTCACCCGCCGAATGTGCTTCCGGAATGTCGATGTCAGCGATTCTCATCGGGTAAACGGATACTTTGAGCGAGGGCTGCTTATTCGGTGGGCGCCGGGGGATTGACGACGGTTGCCTCGACCGGTGAGCGACGGAGCTTTACGTGCGAAACCGAGCCCACCGAGACCTGCTCGTATGCCTTGTCGTCGACCAGCTGCCGCGGGGTGTCCTCGTGGGCACAGACGAACGCGTGTTGGGTCGGGAGCTCCCGGTTGCAAAAATCAACGGGGGTCGCCCTGTAGTGGTAGAGCGTGTAGTCGTCCATGGCTACCAGGGGAGTATGGTGGTGAAGGTGCGAATGAGGTAGAACACCACTCCGATCACGACCAGCCCGCCAATCCAGGCGAGTCGGGTCGTGAAGGTTGACCAAAGCCCTTTTTCTTCTTCCGGGACCCGGGCCTGCACCTGACGCTCCTGCGGGCGGCCACGAACCTGAGCGTCCGGATATACCCGAACCGTGTCCCGAACGGTGTCGGACCGGGGCCGGCGCTGCCCGTATCGGGCGGCCTGTTTTTGCGGCTGAATGTCGAGCGCTTCGCCGAAACTCGGGAGTTCATACCTGTCGGTTAAGGTTCGACCTCCAACCTGGTATTGAAGCGTGACGTCGGGGTCGTCCGTCCGGCGATCGACCGTGAGGCGTTGCATGCGGAGCGTCGGGCCCGGCAGCGTGTCGCGGTGGATCTGCACTTCAATCGGCTGGGTTGGCACGCCGCGGTCGGGGACCGGCGGAAGGGACGGTAGCTGGAGCGTATCCGTCTGCGATCGAGTCGTGGGCGAGGGGGCCGGCACCGTCACCTGGCGCGTGGCCTGCCCGCTGCAGCCGACGAGGGCGGCGCATACGACCGCAAGGAAAATGGTGGTCACCAGGCTACGCATCCGAATGTCGGGGCACCTCGTGGTCACGGCAGGCAATTTGCGTTTCTGCGATAGCGATTTGTGTGTCCTCTATGGTCTCGTAGGCGCGCCCGGCCCGGGCGAGCACATCCCCCCGGTGGTCCAGTAGCGTCCAGGTATAGCCTTTCGCTCCGGGCACCTCATCGATCACAAACCCGGTCTCGGGATCCGTTTCGGACTCCTCGGTCCTGCGTTGCATTCGGGATGGGTCGGTTGGCAACAGTCAGCGAGGATGCTCTACCCCGTCGGCGTGAAGGCGACGATCCGGAAGTAGCTGCCCGGCCGGATGCATCGATCCCGGGGCCACACGCCGTCTCCGTCGCGCTGCGGGCCGGCGTCTCCGGGGCTCGTGTTGCCCTCCACCGTCCGGCCGCACTGCTCGTGCCATCCACGCACGATGCCGATATGGCCTCTCCAGGTGTCCCCTCGTCTCCAGATGGCGAGCGCCCCGTCGGGCACGTCGGCGGTGCCCCGCAGGACGCGTTTCGCCTGGACGGAGCGATCGGTGATGTAGTCGGTGGCCGCTGCGCTTCGGACGTCTGGCCGCTTTGCCAGCGCCTCGTCCAACATTTTGCGCGCAAAACCGGCGCACCAGCTGTACCCGTCGGAAAGGTTCACGCTGGCCATGTAGGCCTCGATGCGTTCGCCCTCATTCGATCCGGGTGGGGATTCGGTCGTCCCAATCTCCTGCAGGGCCGAGTCGACCACGGCGGGGCGGTCCGGGGGCGTCGGGCAGGGCTGGCCGGTGGCGACGGCCGGCGCCAAAAGCAGAGCGAGGGCAAGCAATGTGACGGCGACCGCGACATTCCCCTCCTTGAGCTCGCCGATTGTGTCGATCCCCTCGAGGAGGTACCGATCGAGCCCTTCGAACAGGAGAAGGATGATGGCCACCTTCAGGAGGGCGGCCGCGAAGGCGCTGAAGGCGACGGCGCTCGTAAAGGTGTAGGCCACGGCCCCGGTCGAAAGAGCCGCGAGGCCAACGATAAACGCGACGCGCTTGGTGATGAGACGGCTCAGCATGGCGGTTATTCGTCGTTGAGCGGATTTGTCGAGAGGTCCGATGGCCCGTCGGTCCCGAAGGGCAGCTCCGATACCTGGAAATCGTCGGGGTCTAGCGCCTCCATCCCCTGCTCTTCGCGGAGTCGGTTCAACTCGCGCACCAGGAGCTCGACACGGCGCGCGAGGACTTCATTGCGTAACTCGGCGCGGACCCGGGCCCGTTGCTCTTGCTGTAGGTCACTTTCGAGCTGATTTACACGTTGGCGAAGAGCCCCCACCTGAGCCATCAGGTCGTCTCGAAACTCTGCCTGGGCACCTTTTCGAAGGCCCGCGTAGTCGATGATGTATTCGGCAATCTTCCAGATCGCGCCCCCTCCCAATGCGGCAAAGATGATTTTTAGCGTTGTGGACATCGGCGGTCAGGTGCGTGGAAATAGAAAACGGGCGCCCTGACAGCCATGAGACTCTGTCGGAGCGCCCGTCATCAACGGGTAGGGTCGAAATGTCGAAGGTCAGGGAGGGCAGTCAGCCCTTCTTCGAATGTCGGTACGAATCGGGTGCGTTGAAGCGCCGAACGTGGTGGTCCCCCTGGCCGGCCGTTTGGACGAGAAGTGTGGCCCCGGGGCCGCCGCGCTCGTACTGTTCAGCCAGTTCCTGGAGGACATCCTCCACCAGGGGACGCGGGAGGCGTCGCAGCGCCTCGAGGGTGTCGTCGTCGAATGTCGTGCTCATGTGTAAAGGACTGCCGCCCAGGGCAGCACCCTCTATACTACCGTTCGCACGGGGTGATTCGCAAGCGGCCTTCACATCTGTGGGTGCGCTGGCTTGAGATCGTCCCGATGGGTAAGGTCGGCGCCGCACTCCGGGCACCAGTGCTCGTGGCCGGCGCCCTTGCAACGGTCGCAGGTGCGCCACACCGGCCCGGTTGACGGGTAGAGGACCGGATCCTTTTCACTGACGTCGTACCGCCCGTTCTGGCAGTCGATACTCGTGCATCTTTGCCAGCGGGTCGGGTGGTGGCCGCATTCAGGGCAGGGTCGTGGGTCAAACCGGAAATCGGGCATGGCTACTCGGTTACTTCAATGGAATCAACGTGTCGATAGCGCCTCTGACTACCTCCCGTCTCCACTTCAACGGTTGGATATGCGACGCCCGTCACTGTACCTATCTCAGTGAATACCCCCTCTTTATAGGGGACCCGAACCTTTACTCGCTGGCCGAGGAGCGAGCCACTAAGGGCAGCCGTTCGGCGACGGATGGAGGCGGTATCAGGCATCGTCAGGTCTTTTGCGTGCAAAAGAGTTGTCCTACGCAGCCTGCGGCTCCAACCGCCGCTCGATTTCCTTCTGCGCCGCCTGCCAAACCGTCTCCGGAAAGTCCTCCTTAGTCACCCTCTTCGACCGCCGGCGCATCTCTTTCGCGATCTCCTCGCGGCGCCACCGCTCCTGGCGGACGTCTGCGATGCGATAGGCGACGTACAGGCTCGCGATCGAAGCCTCCTCGGCCGCCTCCTGGTCCCACATCGACTCTGGGTCGTCGCAGTGGACGAGGGCGTCGACCTGGCCGGGGTGGACGTGGCCGACGGGGGAGCTTTTCGCGAGCGCTCGGGAACGGGCCTCCTGAAGTGCGTCAGCAGGAGTCGCTGCGCCGGTGACTTCGTACGTCTCATCGCCATCATGAAGTCGAGCGTAGTACCCCCTTTCTCCTACCCCGACCTGCCAGCCCAAGGAATCCCCCTCAACTGCGTCGATCAACATTGGCAGGTGGGCCGGATGGTCGGCGGGCGTCCCGTCCCCGCTGGATGACGCTACATGCCTTTCATCGGACGTCCTCTCCGCCTCGTCATCTGCTGCCGCATCGTCGACCGCATCATTGCCCGAACCGTCCACGGCTCGTGGCTCTTTTGGCTGTCCCTCTTGAACTCCAGACTCATCAGGTGCACGCCCATCCGCCCGTGCTCCGGCATACGCTCCACCATCAGCCGGCGCATCTTCTTCGTCAGTGGTTTCATCTGCATCAGTCTGGTCGGTTTGGGTGGATGGATTTGGTTTGATACCTGCAGCTTTCTTGATGGCCTGGTCGAGATCCATCGTGCGGACGTTTTCCAAGCGGTCCCGTAGCCACTTCGGGGCAGACTTGATGACCTCTTCGGCATCGAGACTCACCTCACCATCGACCTCTACGCGATCTGTGATCTCGACGCGTATCTTCCGAGCACGCGCCTTGTGACCGTTCCGTGCCGTTGGGCTTTGGTACCCACGCAAGATCTGGTGGGCAGCAACCAGGTCTCCCAATGCAAAAATTCCGCTGGAGTAGTCCACCTTCGTAGAAGGAGGCTCAATCAGAGACCGTAGATAGACCGCTGAAACACGCTCGTAGTCGAGGACGCCGGCCTTCTGAGCGGCAAGAGCCTTCTCCCTGACGCGGTGAACATCGGTTTCCTCACCGTCACGAGTAGTGCATGGCTGTCCTTCTTCCACCCCGCAGAATGCACAGGGAAGATCGGTGGGGTCATCCGGCTTCGCCTCACTCGCACTTTCCTCATCCTCACTGGGGTCACTGTCCAACTCAGCCTCGACTCGCTCGACAAAGTCCGTCAACTCCCGGGTCCGGTCCCGAATGCCGTCAGACGTCAAACCACCACGAACCGCCTGCTGCACCATCGTCCCGGGCTTCAGGTCGACGTTCACCTGCTCCACGAGGTCCCCGTGCTCGTCCTCAACGGCGAACGCAGTGGCGAGCGCCAGTCCCTGCCGTACCGACAGGTCGCCCTCGTGGACATGCTCCTGGACATAGCGGGGCAGATGAAGGAGCCGGCGGCGATTTGACACCCAGGACGGGCTCTTCCCGCCGAAGGCCTCCCCGATCTCCGGGTTGTGGCGGCCAGCCTCGGCGTGCTCCTTGATCAACCGCGCCTCCTCGATCGGGGACAGCTCCTCCCGCTGGACGTTCTCGATCGTCACGAGGTCGAGCATTTCCGTGCCATCGATCCGCTGCAGGTCGACCGGGACATACCCGGGCACTAGGCCGGCGGCCTCGAGGTCGGCATCCGTCACCGTGTCGTCCATATTGAGGTGGCGCACGGCCTCGATGCGGCGGTGCCCACTGGCGAGCTCGACGATCGCCAATTGATCTTCCTCCAGGTACCACTCCCCATCGTGGGCCTCGGTGTACTCGCTGTAGGACGGCTGCTCGCCATCTACAAGGAGGCGGCCCTCCGGCAGCTGGCGGAGTCCGTGCTCGAGGATGGACTCGGCGAGGCGCTCCACGTCGCCGATGTCAAGACGAGACTGGTGCGGATTCGATCTGATCTGGTCGAGAGGGACATATGTTTTGCTCATAGCAAACAGTTTATAGTTTTAGTAGCGGTTAGCGTAGTAGTAAACCTGTTGTGGTTTAAGACCGTATTCTTTACCGACCTCCTTTGCCGTTGAATCTGAGTTGTTATAAGCCTCAGACACCTCTTTTTTCTCGTCATTACTCAGGTTGACATCGTTTCTCTCTACACGGCCAGGAGAGAGTGCCTCCTCGACACTGCAGCCGGCATCTAGCCGTTTGTAAATCGTACTTCTACTGACTCCAGTCTCCTCAGCCCACTCAGTAACCGACTGAGTTTTGCCATCGTGGGTGATTAACCGGCAGTTCCGGTTATTCCTCGATTGCTGCAACGGGGTCGCCCACCGGCAATTCTCCGGAGTGTAATTACCATCATTGTCGATCCTGTCAAGACTATAATCCCCACCCGGATATTCGCCCATGTCGACTACAAAGCATTCGAGGCCTGACAGGTGTTCGGTGCCATTTTCCCAGCGGTCGCATACACTGATGCCACGCCCTCCGTACTTGTCGTAGGACCCATCATTTGGGTTTTTACATCGCTTAATCATGCCAGTATAGGGCCAGTATTCTGGCCACTGAGTGATGGGCACTTCGCGACGCTCCTCAATCAAATCCGGGACCGCGGGGTTGTCGCGGATTTTGTCGAGGGGGACTTGGGTTTTGCTCATGGTTTTGGGCGTTATTCAGTGGTCTGGCGAAGATCGTGAGTCTCGTGGTAGTCGCATTCCGGACAGTCGATGGAGACCTGTCCGCGGTACTGCTCACCGTCGATCCAGCCGGTACGGCCGCACTCCGGACAGACGATCAGCACCGATTGATTGCGGTCTCCAGTCCTGTAGCCAGGGACGACGTCGGGGGCAGCCATGGTCAATTGATCTTTGATTGCATTTGCTGTGCAGTCATTGTCATCAGACGGATTCCATCTTCCCGGCGCACGTTCGTCACCCAGTGCGCTTTCTGCCGGTTTTCTGGAAGGGTGAAGGCCACTGCCAGGGCTGGATCCTCGAACCCGTGAGCTTCAAACACCTTCTTGATGTCGTTGGCCAGGTCGGTGAGGTCTCCCTTATCAGAAGCGAGGGGGTGGCTCATATTCTGAGTTGATTTGCGTGCAAAAGGGGTGAGTTACTTCGCGACTTTCACCAGCTGCGGGTTCAGCTTGTAGGTCGCGTATCCTTTCCGGTGGTCATGCTCGTGAATCAGATCACTCTCGCGGCAGAGCTTTCGCCGCCTGTCCGTGATGTCGTCTACCGCAATTTCTTCCTGGTCACGCTTCGGGATGCACGCCGCCGCTTCCCAGTCGCTAAGGGCTTGTGCTTGCACCGTGTCCTCCATCATGCCGACGGGGTACCCCTCCTCTGCGCAACGCTTTAGGAGCTTCACGTATCGGTAGGCCAGCGCGTCACGACCCTTCAGGTAGGATAGAAGGTCGTCGGCGGTCTCTATTGTGAGGGTGTCCGTCGCGGGCATGAATGCTGGCTGGTCGTGTGTGACCTTAGCGTTGTTGGAGATTCTGAGATCTGCCTATCCTTCCTCCGGCGCCTTGTCGGCTGCCGCATTTTCCTTGTCCACGGCTTTATGGACATCGATGTCGGCTGCCTCGGAGATGTGAGAGAGCCCTTCAGCGTCCTCCCGCGTCCGGTCTGGAGGCCGCTTCTCATCCAGTTGCGGCCGCACCTCCCCGTCGGCCGTGTCCGGGTCGTTCTTGAATCGGAAAAGCGGCTTGTCCTGCACCGTGTAGCCGGCAATCCCGAAGTCCGAACGGCTCAGGTGCTGCGGGAAGTCGTTGATGAGGCGGTTCATTTCGTGGCGGTCCAGGAGCTGATCGAGCCGATTCCGCATCTCCCGGTGCTTGGCGATGACCCGCTCAAAATCCGAGGGCAGGATGTGCTTCTTCTCCCGGAAGCGGAGGGCCGTTGCCAGCTCGTCGTCGTACATGAGCTCCTCCATCGCGTAGGCAAGTTCGGCCTCGGTGTAGCCCCGGCGAACAACCATCTGGGCGAGGGTCCCGACGGCACCGTCGGACATGTCCGCCGTGGTCATCGCCTCGACGGCCGAGACCGCGTCGGCGGCCTGTTCGGGGGTGGCCTCGACAAGCCAGGCCTCCTCATCCCGAAGCGACGGCACGGCGGGCAGCTCGTCGTTTGCGTGCGAAACGCTCTTCAGGGCTTTCGTCTCGGTCGCTACCGCCGACTGGTCGCCTGGAATCGGGTCCGTCATAGCTGGAATCTGCTTCTGCTTGGGTAAGGATCACGTCGAACTTGGTCCGATCGCCGCTGCGGGTCTTCTTGCGGAGTGTCCCGATCGAGGCGATGAACCCCTCTCGGAGCCAGTCGCTCTGGGTGAAGAGCCAGTGGATGGCGTACCGCACCTCATCCCACTCGTAGTCGTCCTGCTCCTGAAGCAGGCGGAACGTATCGCGCCAGTCCTCCACGACGGCCTGCTCGTCGCGATCAATCTTTCGGCGAAGCATCGAGGGGATGCGAAAACTCTTGATTGCGTCTTCGGCGTCCTGGAGCAGGCGGAGCGACCACTGGGCAGCCATGTGGTACTGCAGGTGTCGCTCTGAACGCGCTGGGTGGTCCTTCGGAATCACCGCTCGGAGTGCGTGGTGCCCCGGCGGGAGTCCCCCAATCCATCCAGCAGGGCTTCTCGCCGAGTCTGCGGTCGAGATTTTCTCGACCACATCCACAGAGAGAGAGGAGTCGTGGGGGAAGGATTTAGGAAGGGGGTTATGAGAGTCTGAGAGAAAAGGGGGAAGGGAAAAGGAAGGGGGAGAAGAGGAGAGAGAGGGGACCGTATCAGATTGATACGTATCAGATTGATACGGTGACGTATCAGCCTGATACGTTTTACTCTCTGACTGGGGTTTAGAGCCGCCTCCCTCCTGTTCGCTCGTTTCCTCCTCTCCGTTCCCTTCTGACTGGGGGTCCGGCGTCGTCGGCCGCGGGCCCATGGGCGACTGAACCAGCCACCCGGCCTCCTTTAGCTCTCTGAAGTATCGGTTGGCCGAGGTCCGAGACGTCCCCATTGCCTCCGCCGCCTCCTTCTGCGTGAGCGGAGTGCCATCCTCCGAACGCGCAACGCCACGCTCGTCCGCATGGGCGAGATACACCGCATACAGACTTCGAGCTGCGTGCGTCATGTCACTCTGCTGAATGGCCAGGAGGCGCTGCTGCATGCCCAAGCGGGGAGGCGATTCGGTCTATGAGCGGAGGGAGTGTGACGTCAAAACGGGAGTTCCTCATCTGCCTCGAAGGCGCGCCGGTCGTGTCGGCCAAGCATCCGCTTTGCCTTCTCCTTGTAGGCCGGGGGCCAACTCTGAATCTGGTCGCGGCACTTCTCGACCGCGTCGGCCAGCTCCGCCCCGTCCTTTTGCGAAAGGGCCTCGTCCCACCTCTCGAGCGTTTTTCGGGCCTTCGGAGAAAGCTCAGTCAGTCCTCCCTCCTCGTTCGAAGATCCCTTCGCGGCCTGCGTGGTAGCAGATGCCTCCGGCACGGCCGGCTCGTGGGCGCCGTCCCCGGCCGGCGTGTCTCCTCGAGGTGGCGGCTGCTCTTGAGACGCTTCGTGCGGAGCGGATCTCGTAAAGCGCTCGGTCCACGGGCCGGAACTCAGGCCCATCCATTCACGGATCGTTTTCAGCCCGCTCACGAGCGCGTCCTTTTCCGATGGGGTCGAGTCAGGATATTGCTTCCCGCCGGCGTCGGTGAAGACCGACATGAAGAGAACCTGGTCTTTGTCGGCCGGCTCAACGCCGATCGTGATCGGCCGATCGATTTCGTTCTTCCCGGCCGCCAGAAGGCCCGACACGACGCCTCGGCCCGACGTGGCGGCCAGAGAGGTCTCGATGTCATACTGGGTGCGTCCGGCGTCCAGGGCGACGCGGAGTTTCGTGGTGGTGCCCTCGCTGCTCTCCTTGTCGTAGCAAACGATGTCGCTGAGGCGACCGCGGACGTAGCGATCCGTCACCGCAATGGGCTCTTCTGCATTCGGGTCCCAGCGGTACCAGCAGCAGTTGTCGGGGGCCTTGACGCGGTTCGCATAGAGGGTGACCGTGCCCGGCGGGTCGCTCCGCAGGCCCATATCCTCCCGCTCGGCAGCGCGCACGAGGCGGCGCAGGAGACGAATGGTTTCTGAGGAATCACTCATCGTGGCTAGGTGTACCTGTGATCGAAGAGAAAGCAACCGACGCCGCGCATGCTGTTGGAGGCGATGCGCGACGTTATCGCCCTTCGCCGGCCGGGCCGGCTTCGTGAGGGCTCATCAGGGCTGCTGTTAGGCCTATCCGCTGATGCCCAGGCGGTCTTTCTCGTAGGACTTCATGCCGAGCTCGCGGATGCCGTCCGCGTAGCTGGGCCACTGGTCTTCCCGCTCGCACTCGGCAATCTCGTCCATGAGCTGACTCGTGCGGCGTCGAACGCCGGACAGGTCTTTCCCGTGAAGCCGGTAACACTGCACCGCGTAGGGCGCGCTCGACTCGACGCAGGTAAAGACGAAGTCCTTGATCGTGACGTCCGACTCGGCTGCCTGCCGGAGCCCGAGGCTGTAGAAGGGCTGTTGCATCCAGTAGCCATACCGCGCCATCTTCCGCCGGAAATCCTCCGGGTGAGCGCTACGGGTACTTTTCAGGTCGACGATCGCCACCCCCTCTGGCAGGCCGACAATGCGGTCGGGCCGGGCCTTGCACATCAGACCCGTCGCCTCATCCTTCCAAAGGATCGTGACCTCGGGCAGGCCCGGGAGGTCGTAGAGGAGCGATCCGGCGTCCGGGTCCATTTCGAGCGCGCCCGCCATGCTTTCCACATCGCCGGCCGTATCCGACTTGAGGACCTCGATGTCGTCGGGCTCGCTATCGTTGGGGGCATGTGTTCCACAGTACCAGGTGCCATCATGCCGCACCTTGGCCGAGTAGCTGCACCGATCCCCGTCTCCTTTCGTGGCCTCACACTGCTCGGCTGCCACGTCGTAGGTCTCTTCGTACAGGTCGGGCTGTAGCACACGGGTATGGAGGGCCGTCCCCAGGCTGGCCGCGTCGGAGGTGTCCTCGCCCTCCTCTCCCTTCCATCGGTAATAGGCATGCAGCGGGCTCATCCGTGCGGCCTCGGCGAGCACGCTCCGGGAGAGGGCAGGGTGATCGTGGTATGCCTCCTCTGACACCCCGAGGTAAATGCCGGGCCCGACGTCGGGCTCCGAACCGGGATAGAACTCGTGCGGAGGAAGCGTGAGTCCGAGATTGGAAAGGGTTTCCTTTGCCGATCCAAGAAGGGCCAAGTCCTTTTCTGCCTCGTTCATCCCCTCCTCGTCCTCTGGAGGGGTCTCCTGATGCTGCTGTTGATCCTCCGCACCATCGGCCTCTGCCGGCGGGGCCGGGGGCGCGTTATCGAAAAGGTCGGTAGCTTCGTCTGGAGGTGACTTTGGCATGATCAGTTGCGCCTATGTTCGTAGAGGTGAGAGTCTAGGGTTTCCGGCGGGTCGTCCGGAAAGGGCGGGTCGCGATCGTCGGAATACCACGGCTCCGGCGTCTGTCGGGCCCGGTCCCACGTCCATCCCTGGAGCAAAGCGAAAAGCACTGACAGAAGGACGAAAGTGCTGACGGCCGCTGCGACGATCTGCGCGGGGCTCAAGTCTTGAAGAAACTCAACCATCGGCCACCCCCACGCCTGGGAGGGCGCGCTTGAGCTCGCTGATCAGCTCCTTCAGGCGATCGCTCGACAGCCAGTCGTACTTCGGAGGGGCGAAGGCCTTCACGACCTTGCGGGCCGCCTCCTTAAGCTGGTCGTGCTCGTCGAGCAATTCCTGGTGCTTGTTGCAGACGGTCTGGTGCGACTCCTCCAGCTCCTGCAGGGCCAGGCGGTAGTCCTCCCGTGTCCAGTGCTCGCGGCCTGAGCGGACGATCGTGCCGTTGGTCACAGCGTTACGGTCGGATCTGCTCACGTCGCATCACCTCCGGTAAGCACCGACGCCTTGACGATGGACACGAGGCGCTCGGCCCCGCCGACGCTCATGTGCAGCGTGAGGTGCTTGTAGGGATCGTTCCGCCACCGTCCACAGACGACGTCAGCATCGACAATCCCGTGGGTGTTGATCCAACTGGAGATGGCCCCGCTGTACCCGCGGCTGCGCACCTCGAAGAGGCCGACCGTGAAGCCCGCGTGGATGACGAAGGTCTCCTCCTCATCCGAGCCGGACGGCGTCGGAAGGGTCGGGGCGCTAGGCATGGCGCATCACCTCCGCGCCGACGGCTGTCGTGTCTTGGATCTGGTTCAGCTCGCGCCTCAGGTCCGCGTAGCCGTCCTGCCACGCCTCGAAGAGCCGCATCTTGAGATCACTCGTGATGTCGAGCTCCTTCCTGTGGCCCTTGACGTAGGCGTAGAAGGCGTTCATCGACATCACCTTCTTCCCCTCCGGGGTGACGACCGTGTACACGTACCCGGACGCTCCTCTCCGCTCGAAGCAGCAGCACACCGTCGGCTGGTCCGGGGCAAGGTCGTGCTCGCCCTGCCAAAGGTGCAGGCGGATGTCGCGCCAGGTGCCGCTGGGCGTGTTCATCTGCAGTTCCGCGTGGTTGTGAGGCGTAAGGCTCGGGATGGCGGAGGAACGTCCGTCCCCTGAATTCCTAATAGAGGTAGTCATAGGTGACTGAGATTGTGACCCGCCTCCACCTGTCTAAGCAGGTGGGGGCATTTCTGTAGCTGTCGCTACGTGCCCTGGGCGGGTCGATGAGCGGTTATGCGAGTGTCGAGCGGGCGGCAGGGATCGAACCTGCAGCCTCCAGCGTGGCCCGCTGGCGCTCTGCCGCTGAGCTACGCCCGCTGTCCGCTTTCAGGCCTTTCGAGCGCGGTTGATGAGAATGCCACCGAGCTCTTTAGCCTGTTCGGGAGTGAGGCCGAAAGAGCGGACCGACTTTCCGAAGTTGATGATCACCTTTCCCTCGGCATCTGTCACGCCAAACCGGATCTCTCCTTCATCGTGATCAGCGAGCTTGCCTTCGGGGTACTGGTCCGTTGCTCCGAAGTCCTTTTCCTTTGCGGCCTCATCAAGGCGGTCCTGCAAATGCTCAGGAATCCCGTCAGACAATTCTTTCTCGTCAGCATCGGGAAGCAAGTCGCCAGGAATCTCGTCCGGCATGTGCTCCTGCGAGTGGTGAGCCATAGTTAGGGAGTGTCAGTGGTCGGTGTGCGAGTGTCGCGGCCACGGTGGGAGTCGAACCCACATCGTCTCGCTCTGACAGCCCGTTCGTAGCGTCACCGCTCCGGGGCTGGCCCAAAGGGAGTGCTCTACCTTTGAGCTACGTGGCCGTGTGGCCAGCGCTTGTCGCGACCGCGGCTGGCCGGGAGGCTTTCGCCTCGGCGGTCCCCCTAATCGCGTCGGGGCGACGCAGGGCGCAGTGTGTATCTCGAGCGCGCCCTCCGGCCGACCGTGGGTTGGAGTTGCAGTCCGTCACGATCCGACCGGGCATCTCTGTAGCCGTCAGTAGGCCCCGGCCCGCTCCCGGACCGTCCGCGTGGCGATCTCCTCCCCCTCCTCCCATTCGGTCCGGCTGACGTGGGCGGCCGACCGGTCTCCCTCCTCTTTCGGGTAGCCATGGCTGTCGCGGATCGGAATACCCCGGCGGTTCAGCTTGTCGTAGAGGGTCGACCGGGCAATGCCGAGCTCGTCAGCGAAGTCCTGGAGGCGCGGCAGCTCGTCCCGCTCGGCCACCTGGGCCTTCACGTCACGAAGCTCCTGGCGCAGACCTCGGATCTCTTCCAGTATGGCTTCCGCTTTATCGTCAGACATGGCGCTATCGGCTGCTGGGCTGCGTGTCGCTGTTCTCTTCCTGCCGGTCGCCCGGCGGCTGCCCGTCGCCGGGCACCTCGAGGGTAGTCGCCCCGGCCATCCGCTCCCGAAGCTGGGCCTCTTCCTGTTCTGCCCGCTCCTCAACCATGCGCAGCTCCTTGCGGGCCTCGGCCATCGATTCAGGGTCGCCAGCATTGTAGCCCACTCGGAGACGCGAGAGCGCCTCCATCCCATCTCCCACCTCGTCGTCGATCTCTCCATTCGGCCGGTGCGACGGCTCCCGGTAGGCGTCGTAGACACCGGGCGGGCGGATGACATCGACCAGGCGGCTGTTGCCCCGCGACCAGAGCTCTTTTGCAAGCGAAAGGTAGTAGCCCAGGGCATTTGGGCCGCCGAGGCGCGTCTCGTCGCTCGTGAGGCTGTTGACCGTGGCCCTGCTCATGCCGGCGACGAGGTCGGCTAGAGCCTGGTCGGTCCAGCCGTCAGAGTGCTTCACCTTCAGCAAGGCCTCGCGGCACTGATCTATAAGATGGTGCGGCTGGTCGAAATCGGGGCTCATCAGAGTGACAGGCTTTTGCTTTGGGACGGAGGAGGTTACACGATACCCTCAATAACGAGGGGTTTTGCGTGCGAAAGAGGGCACTACACGACGGCCGCGCTGCCCTGGTAGTCGTCCCATCGTTCACGAATCCACTCTCGTACCTTCTGAGCCATGGGTTTGTCTTCGACCGCCGCCATCACCTTGAGGCGACGTCGCAGCTCTTCTGGCATTCGAATATTTAGGCGTACCTCCTCTTCCCTGTCGTCAGGGTTGTTCATGGCAGACCTCACCGCTATTGTGTGGGTGTCTTGTGTGTCGTCGCTTCATTTGGTAGAAGAGTGTAGGTAAGTGACCACACATTGATCCTTAGTGACCGTTCATTAACGAAAACTTCATAATGGATCAATTTGGAGACCGCGTTAGCAAGGCGGTCAATGAAGATCAAAGGAGCAGGGCTCAGGTAGCCCGAGATGCGGGGCTTTCTGATGCGACACTGAAGCGGTGGGTCAAGAGGAAGGAGTCACCCTCTCTTGACCGATCAGACACCCGTGAAAATCTTGACTCTCTTTGCGAGACGCTTGGAGTACAACGTGAGTGGCTACTGAAGGGTAAGGGGGATATGAAGAGCCCTCGCTCTGATCCTAGCACCTCCCTACAAACAGAAGAGGGTGCTAACGTACGAGATCTATTCCGCGACCAAGCCACAATCACGATCTTCACCGACGTCAAGGCGTCGGCTGGCGATGGAAGTGTGGTTTACCCTGACGATGCGCGGCAAAGAGTAGAAGTCCCACGTCACTTCATCTCCAAGTTACTGGGGGTCACACTCCCTCGCCGTGTCGGCGTCATTCAGGCCGATGGCGACTCGATGCGGCCGACAATCCAATCCGGCGACATAATCATTTACAAGCCGGTGGAGGAGATTCGGACGGGCGGGATCTATGTACTCCTCATCGACGGCCGCCAAGTGGTGAAGCGCGTCCAGCCAATCAGCGGAGGCGGATACAAACTCATCTCCGACAACGACTATGACGACTACGAGAACGAGCGCCTGGTGCCCAAAGACAAAAACGGCCAGACCCTCGTGAACGAAACGACTGGTCGCACGGTCGATATGCGGGTGGTCGGCTCGGTTATCTTCCCCGACCGTGATACGGACACGCTGCACGTCAAACAGGTGGCCCGGATCATCAAATCCGTGGCCGGCGGGGAAGTCGATGTCAACTCTCTCACGAAGTAACTGATGCCTAAACCCCACCTATGAGGTACCTCTCCCTCCTTTTCGTTGCAACACTACTGGTCGGCTGTGCCGGTTCCCAGCACACCGATGACCTTCCAGAGGGAGTTTCGGACCGGGAGGCACCTATGAGGGCCCAAACTGTTATCGTTTCAGCTGACACGAACGCCGACGCGGCCTACAAGGCCGCTGCTGCTGTATTGCAGGAGGAAGGATATGCTTTATCTAACACAGATCTAGAACTTCGCAGCCTGACGACTGAACGTAAATCTGCAGAATGGAACGGGTCATTTTTGGCCCTACCGGCACACCGATTGTCGGTCTCCGCCACAGGCGATCCGACACACATTCGCCTTAACGGAGCCTATTTTGAGGGAAGCGTTCAGAACGAAATTCAGAAGTACGGCAAATCCACCTCCCCACAACGGCTGGCATGGGCGAAGCTGATCACCGTGGCGGACGCTGTAGCCGAGCGCGTGAACGGGGATCTCTCTTTCGAAAAGTAACCATATTTAGAACCCCCCTTTTCGCACGCAAAAGACTCACCTAATGCGGTACCTCACTCTCTTCCTCGTTGCTACCTCCCTTCTTTCCTGTTCATCCACTGAGCCTCGAGACCGGTCTGTGCGCGTCAACGCTACAGACCTGACTCGCTACACTGAGAAGGGCTTCCTCATCACTCCGGACAACTACCCTGGGGAGTACCAGTCCGTTGGGTACGTCTCCGTAGAGGTTGAGCCGAAGGCAGAGGTGATGAAAGATGATACTGAGCCATATGATGGAATGGTCGAAGGACCGTTGGTCACTTCTCAGGACAGAGTCTACTACGATCCTCCGGAGTTGCGGGCCGCCCTCGACAGCCTCTACGAGAAATCAACCTCGATGGGGGCGGATGCAGTCATCAACTTCCAACAGGAGGGATATGAGATCGTCTATTCTGGGGCTTCACTTCCGGCCCTCCGCGTCTCAGGGTTCGCGATCCAGCGAAATAACAATGAGTGAGTGGCTCCAACCACTTAAAGATGTAGCCCCTTTTTATTGTGATCAGTGGGCTCCCGACGCGGATTATCCACTACTCGCTGAATTGTAGTAGGCAGATCGAATCGCTGGACATTTTGCTCGCAAAACCACCTCTGGTTGATGCCCACTTGCCCTGACTGCAAGGCTGACCTTGACAACGAGGCTAACTATTGTCCGAACTGCGGCGAAGCGATCGATGCCGAGGCCGAAAGCTACGCGGATCGAGAAGATTTATCCCCTACAGCACCGAGAACCTCCGACTCAACACTCGAGGGTCACGTTACACGCGTGAAGGATGGAGATACAATTGTCGTGTCCTTAGACGAAGGCCGAACGGTCGACGTCCGACTGTGGGGCGTTGATGCCCCCGAATCAGATCAGCCCTACGGCCCAGTGGCGACGAAAGCCGCCCGGAAAATCGCGAAAAATAAGACCTGCTCTGTTGTTGTCAGAGACCACGATCATCACGGGCGAATCATTGGTCGCGTCTTTGTCAGCGAGAAAAGTATCGACGTTGGCCACAGCCTAGTCACCAGTGGCTACGCCTGGCACCGGACAAAGTATGTTACGGGGCACCAGGAATTGTCCGACCAACTCGAGGAGTCCCAGGCGCAAGCTCGCCGTGAAGAGCTCGGGTTATGGACACAGTCGAATCCCATCCCTCCTTGGGAATGGCGAAAACAGGGAAGTCCCTCATCTGACGTAGAGGATGTAGTTCAGGCCGCGAAGAAGGGACATCGGTGGACCAAGTGGCTCCTCAGTTTTCTGCGATGACTGCGTTTGACGCGTACCAACGATACTTTTGCACGCAAAAGACTTCAAACCCATGAGCGACCACTTCAACGCCGGCCAGGGAGACGGGTCAAGTATAGACACTCCACCTCTCAACGAGATCTCTTGCAGCGAATGCACATTACCTGAACATGCCTGAGTCGTCAGACGAGTCCTCCTCAGAGGGAGAACCCGACATGTCCGAGTTCAAAGTGATCTACGAAGGAGATCAACACGACATACGTGCAGACGTACTGCTGGACTCGATCGGCTCGGTGACCGACCTCGTTTCCACGATCAATTCGGAGGTTGGGGGCGGCCGGGACATCAAGATTCGGATTTCGGCACCCGAACGAGGCTCTTTCGGAATCGATCTCACGGTCCTTACAGACATCGCGACGACGGTGATGTCCGAGGAGGTGGTCACTTACACCGGCTCCTTGGTTGGGACAATGACAGGTCTCTATGAGCTGCACAAGCACCTGTTTGGCGAAGACCCGGACCAGGTCCAGGAAGATGGGAATGACGTACATGTCGAGAACCGTGACGGGGACGTGAAGGTGTTCGACAAAACGGTGGTCAACATCTACAACGGGAATGACGATGCCCGTGACGACCTTGATGGAACGTACGAGTCCACCCTAAAGGACGACCGAGTCGAGGGAATCCGTATTGAGGACTCCGAAACCGGAGAGGAGAAATTCAGGGCCGACAGAGAGGAGTTTGACGAGCTATCGGGGGGAGACCGCGAAGATGAACTGGAAGAACGAGAGGTTCAAGACCGGGTCACCCTGACCGTGGTGCGGGTTATTTTCGATCCGAATCGAAAGTGGGAATTTCTCCTCGATGGAGAGAAAATCAGTGCCAAAATCGAGGACATCGGATTCTGGGCCCGGGTCAACAACCTCGAAGAGGAGTTCTCCAGCAGCGATCGGATGGAAGTTGAACTCGTTCGAAGCCAAAAGTACGACCCAAGCCTCGAGGATTGGAGTACGGAAGAGTATACGATCGTGCAGGTCTATGACCACTGGAAGGCCGGTGGACAGCAAGGTGACTTCTTCGACGAAGACGATGAGTAGTCATGGCCACCCTCCGCGAACTCAAGACAAAGTGGCAGATCCGCTATTACGATGGGTCTCGCTCGCCAAAGGAAACCACCGACTCAATTGACAAAGGGCAGTACACGGAGGCCGAGGCCCAGTCGGAAGCCGAGTATCGGCAACAGATGTATGACCGCGGCCGCTACGATCCATGGACGCAGGCAGAGCCGGGAGCGGCCGCCCGCGTCGGGGATGACCCCACCTTGAAGGAGCTCGCCGAGCTGTACGTCGAGGAGAAGCGTCAGGCCGGCCGGCGCGGCGAGGCCGGCGGGTGGACGGAGAACACATACCACTCTGACGCCCCCATCCTGAAAGATTTTGCACGCAAAACGGGCTCCTCCCTGCAGGCCTCCAGGCTCCGGACGTCTCACATCCGATCCTTCGTCTACCAGGACCAGCTCGCCAACGCGACGCGCCGGGGCTACCACCGTCGCGTCCGGGCAATGCTCCAGTGGGCGGAGCGGAAGGGCCTAGTGCCCGACCCACCGGACATGCCGCCCCCGCCAAAGAAGCAGAAGACACTCACCGAGGTGATCACCGAGGCCGAGCTTGAGGAGATCTGCGCCGCCCACCGGTCGATCCAGTACACAACCATCCGCCACAGCCTCATGTGGCGCTTCCTCTTCTACCAGGGGCTCCGGCCGGGCGAGGCCTACGACCTGCGCATCGGCAACGTGTACTGGGACGAGGGGCGCCTCCAGATCGGGGACCACACGAAAGGCGTCCGGCAGAAGAGCGGCGACGAAAGCCTCATCCCCCTCCTCCCTCCTGGCCGCTTCTTCCTCCGGCCGTTCCTCGAGCGTGAGCTCTGGGGCGAGGGCCCGCCGCCGACGTCGCCAGACGCGAGGGCGTTTGGAGCCGGCCCCGGGGCCCGGAGGCCCTCGAGTAGTTTCAAGCGAGCGGTGCGGGCAGCTGCTGATGATGACGAAAACTCAATCACCGAGGAGCGGGCGGAGCGGATGTCCATGTACACGCTTCGCCACAGCTGCGCGACCCACTGGCTTCGGGAAGGCAAGGCCCTGATTTGGGTAAACCGGCTGCTTCGGCACTCCCAAGTCCAGACGACAATGGAGTACGTCCACTTGGCCGGCGTGGACCTACAGGAGATGGGATAA